ACGAGGGCACACGCACCCGACAAAAATAAAAACGCCCCCGCACCGAAACCGATACGAGGGCAGGCACTACGGGACAAGGGAGACTGACCCGCGTTAGGGGATACGCGACTGCCCGTAGTTAAACTTAATCTGGCCGTTACTGGCGCAAGCATCCTGTGATGCAATTCCCTTCCCCTTTGCACAAAACACCCTCTCGGGTTATTCGCTACCGTTCCTGCAATTTGAGGGGGTCAAGTCCGTACTGCTCACCCACCCTCTTGGCAAACTCGAAACTCAGAAACCCGCGATTGACCTGCCAATAGACCGTGCGCCGTTTAAGGCCGGTCTGTTCAGCTAAACGGGCTGTATTGCCCGCCAGTTCTAGCGCTCGTTGAAGTTCTGCATTTGCCACAGCGCAAGATTGCCATAATGCTGCTGTATATGCAAGACTTTGCTACTTGTAGGCAGATAGAATCCCTCGCAGAAGGGAGAGGCCATGCCAAACGCCAGAGCAGTCAGCGACCTGACATCCACCATTGCGCTTCAAAAGGCTGTGGACAGGAACAACACCACCCTCGCGCAAGTCAGGCGCGACATGGTGAAGGCCGGCTTTTTTTCGGACAGGACTTTCGGCTACCGCCTACAGCTTGGCGGCTGGAAGGCCGATGAAGCCAAGTGGTTAGCGCAACGGCTCCCTGGATTGTCCCGCACCGCCCTGCTCGACCCGAAAGCAGCACCAGAGCCAGTAGACTCCGAACTACTGAGCGAGTGCTACCTGATGTTCATTACCGCACTCGCGGAGGATGACCTGCTAGAGCATCTGACCCCGGACAGGCAAGCTGATGCCTTCTCCGCTTGGTTTAGGCAATGTAACGCGATTGGGACGGCAGACCCCTCCATCCTGCACGACTGGCTGCGAATCCTCGCGGAGAAGTGACCGCGCTAGGCTGGCAACTCGCTGATCGTAGTAGTCGAGGGCTTCATGGTACTTACCCACCCCTTGAACGGTTAGAAAAGCGCCCACCAGAGCGCCTGTAACGCTCGACACGGCCATAATAGCCAGCCGCCGCCTAACCTCCCGCTGCTCCCTGTCCTTTCGCGCTACAGCGGCTCCTGACAGCGCCTCCAAGAACTCTGAACGGTTCCTCTCGTATCCCATCAATATCCTCCCGTAATTGACGCGATACAACATATACCCCCCCCCTAACGCGCTGCAATAAGCATTTCTGCTCTTTTCGCCCATATATGGCATGGGTAAAAAATAAAGCTGCAATCTGTTGCACTTTCCGCAGCGTTATGGCAATCTGTCTCCACAGTCAACGGGAGATAAGCAATGGCAACACGTTCACGCGATTTAGAGAACCACATGGTTGTTGGGGATGTCGAGCAAGGCTCGACTCTCGACAATCACTCGGATGAGGAACTTGTGAACCTCTATCTGGAATCCCTCAAGGATGACCGCGATGTGATGGCAGACCTCGCATCGGAAATCTTCTACGACCCGGACGCGGCCCGCACCTTCGTATTCAAAGCCCTCGACCGTCTGAACATTCATGACGATGAGTGGCTGATGAACCACGCCAGAGGAATCATCGTGAACTTCTGCCGCGACATGGCTGTGGCATGGGCAAAGGAACGTGAAGCTAACGGGGAGTGGGAACAATGAGACTCCGCGAATTACTCAAAGAATACAGCTACGGGCAGATTGCACTCGGCATCGCACAAATGTTCGTGGCCGCTTTCGTGATCTACGCCTATCTGGTTTTTTTACTGGCACTTGGAGGTGTGAAGTGAATCACGATGAATACCACCAGCAGCAACAGGAGCAACAGCAAATGGACGAATTCACAGTAACCGTCATGCAGCGCGAATACCGCTGCGTGACATCTGGCGACGGTTCCGAATTCCTGATTGAAGCCTGTTTCGATGATGCAGGCCGGGAGATTGAGGCCGATCTGGACATCTATGACGCGGCAATGATTGAGCGCATTGAGCGCCTTATAACAGCCGCCGACATCTTGGGAGACAACGCATGATTATCAAATCCGACAGCATCACGAAGATTTCAGCCGCACTCGGCAAGGCGCAGAGCCAGATGGGCAAAGCCATCACCGAGTCCGTTAATCCTCACTTCAAATCCAAGTACGCCGATCTGTCTCAGGTGCTGGATACCGTCCTGCCGCCGCTTAATGCGAACGGCATCGCCCTGACGCAATTGCCGGGGAGCCGTGACGGCCTCGTCACCGTGACCACCATGCTACTGCATGAGTCCGGTGAGTTTATCGGCATGGAAGCGGCTATGGCTCCGGCCAAACCCGGCCCACACGCCTACGGCAGCTGCATCACCTACTTGCGCCGCTACAGTGCTGCGGCGGTCTGTGGGCTGACTCAGGCCGATGATGACGGCAATCAAGGGCAGGGCAAGGCCGCCGTGGACACATCCGGCGCAGAGCAAACCCTCCGCGCTGCTGCGATGAAGTCCTATGATGACTTTGCCGCTGCATGGGGCGCGCTGGATGGTGGTGTCAGGACTGCGATCAGCGAGGGCAACCCGCAACTGATTGCTGAACTGAAAGCACTCTGTCAGGAAGCGGCATGAGGCTGACATCAAGCAACTTTGCCGCCGCTATGGGGCTGTCGCCGTGGATGTCCCGGCAGAAACTTTACCGCGTGATGGTGGGCGAGGAAAACCGCGACCCACTAAACGCGAATATGCAATGGGGCATCGACAACGAACACCGCGCCGTTTCAGCAGCGGAAGCAATCACCGGCTTGCTGTTCATGGAAACCGGCGAGAACCAGGTGCATCACGCTCTGGACTGCTACGGCACAACCCCGGACGGCAGGTTTCGCGCCACAGGCTTAGAGGTGAAATGCCCGCAGAAACTCACGGACGAGGTTCCAGACCACTACCTGCCGCAAGTGCAGGGGCAAATGTGGATTGCTGACCTTGACCGCGTGGTGTTCTGCCAATGGACACCGGACGAGTCACGCGCATGGTGGGTTATTCGCTCTGACGAATACATTGATGCCATGCAGCCCCTTCTCGCTGATTTTGTCGCCTGTGTGGAGTCCGAGACACCACCCAAGCGCCGGAAGAAGCCCGTATTACCCACAATCGAAACGCAAAGGATAGATCATGCCTGACCATTCAAACGACACCAAACTCGCGCTCTGGAAGAACAACAATCGCCAGAAACCCACGCAGCCCATTCTCAAAGGCGGCAAGCCGCAGACCATCAATGGGCAGGAGTTTTGGGTAAGTGCCTGGATTAACGCGCCGAAGGATGACCCTGCACTCGCTGAAGCGATTGAGCGGATGGTGGATACCATGACGAACAAGAACGGGAACTACCCGCTCGTCACGGTCAGCCTGTCGCCGGTTGAGGGTCAGGGGTATGCACCGTCCACTGCCCCCGCACAAGGCGGGTTCGATGCGCCGCAAGACGAAATCCCATTCTGATGCGCACCACCCTACTCCTGCTCTGCTTCTCCACGCCAGCACTCACCACCATGAGTGCGTTGCCGTGTGAGCCGCAGAGCATGGAGTGGTTCGTATGTCTCGACATCCACACGCACATAGATCGGCAGTGGTGCGAGACAGAACACGGGTGGGAAGGGGAAAATCAGGTAAAAAAAAACGGACAAGAGCGGCAACTCTTCATCCGTTTCACATCACCAGTGTCCAAGGTAAAAGCGCCGAGAGCCGTCGCGGTCTGGGTGCTCTTGTGACGAGGAACTATGTGACCTAACACTTTAATCATAGTTCCTTTAAGGTCGATTGTAAAGACCCCTGTCACAAGTTCTGTGTTCGCCGCGACGCAGTGAAAGACAGAAAGGAGCTCATATTATGAGTACTTCTACCGATGACTATTTTGTATACACCGAGAAGGGGTTTGTGCCGAAGTGACCTACCGCGTCCTCGACCTCTTTAGCGGTATCGGCGGCTTTAGTTTAGGCCTGGAGCGAACTGGCGGCTTTGAAACGGTCGCTTTTTGCGAGATCGAAGAATGGCCTCGCAGGATACTGGCAAAGCATTGGCCCGATGTTAAGCAGTATACGGACGTAAGAGAACTGACATATGAGCGACTCGCAGCAGACGGAATTGCAGTTGACGTTATTACCGCAGGATTCCCCTGCCAAGACATTTCCACCGCAGGTAAAGGCGCGGGTATTGAGGGCGAGCGGTCAGGGCTCTGGTCAGAAGTTGCCCGACTTACTGGCGAACTACGACCCAGATACGTCATCCTGGAGAACGTCGCAGCGTTGCTTGGTCGAGGGCTGGACAAGGTTCTCGCAGACTTGGCCGAGATCGGGTATGACGCGGAATGGCATTGCATACCAGCTTCCCACATTGGCGCCCCTCACCGCAGGGATAGATTCTGGTGCTTGGCCTACGCCTCGAGCGAACAGCGCGATGGCAGCGACCATTACACCCGAATCAGCGCACGACCCGAAGCGGCGCCTGAATCTGGAAACTGTGGTGGGGCAGAGGTTATGGCCCACGCCGACAGCCCGCGACTACAAGGGCGGGCGCACACCGGAAGCACTGGAAAAATCAGGGCGCGGAGCCAGCAATTCACTAAACGATGCGTTGACCGTGAACAACCAGCATGGACAACTGAACCCCGCATGGGTCTGCTGGCTGATGGGCTATCCGCTGGACTATCTCGATCTGGATGGCTGGCAGAACCCGGAATTGGAAGGATTGCCAGCGGAGTACCTGACCGAACCCAAAAGCTGAAAGCTTTGGGTAATTCCATCGTGCCGCAGATGGCGACACTGATAGGTCAGGCCATTATTGAAATGGAGCAGGGCAATGACTGAGAACGACTACGTGCTACTGCTTAGTGCGTGTTGGATGATTATCTTAATTGTGCTGACGCGATGGCCGAAATGACTAACAAAATCCTATCGCCCGCCGAAGTGGCTGAGATACAGGCGCGGCATGATGCTGACCATGAAGTAACTAATGGATTGCAGCTATTACGCGACCGCGCCGCCCTGCTGGCCTCGCATGAAGCGTTGCGGGCTGAACTGCTGAACCGTGACGCTATACAACTGCCCGACAAAGACGCCGAACTGGATGCCGCCCATAAAGAGATAGCGCGGCTGCGGGACGCCCTGAAGTTAGCAGGGACGTTGCTGCGACCTTCTCAAAAAGAGTGGCTGATAAAGCGTTCTGATTGGGAAGGCTACAAGGACATAGTGCCGGAGTTGCTGAAATGACCACCAAGCACAAGCGCCCTGACGGGCATAAACCGAATTGCCCGCTCAACCGCCCGTCATGGGAAGCGCCCCGCTATGGCGATAAATGCACCTGCCAAGACACCGCGCCCCTTGTAACAACGGAAGAATCAGGCGCGAGAAACGTAGATGTTGACAGGTTAATGGAAATGCCAGCGGGGCAGAAGGTTCTGGATGATGTCGCGGGACTGCGGGAGGCACAAGCGCCCACGGATGCGGAGATTGAGGCAGCGATTGATGCAGTTCGCTGCTTTCCTGACAGTCCTGAAGGTTGTTACGAATGGTGGCCTAAGCCCGCAGTCGAGGAACTACTCCGCGCCTACCGCGCCAAGTGTGCGGAAGTGGATGCATTGCGGGTACAGGTAGATGGCCTGTGCAGTACGCTGCGCGGCTCAAAGCAACATCACGCCGCCGAGAAACAACGCGCTGACCGGCTGGCTGAGTATGCGCGGCATAAACTGCACTGCGTAAGGCTTGACCCTATGGAAACAGAAACCAAATGCAACTGTGGCCTTGCTGAACTGATGGAGGGTGAGGTTCCTTGTGACTGAGTTGCCTAGCCGATTAGAGGCGGGCTACATCCGCAAATTCCGACCGCTATACAATGTGATATACAACCATGATTGAATTACCAAAACTCTACACGGATGCAGAGGCCGCGAAGCTGCTGGATGTGAGCAAAAGCACGGTCAAGCGGTTGCGGCTGTCGGGGCAGATTGGCTCCATCAAGATAAGCCCGCGCAAACCACGGATTCGGAGTGACCAATTACAACAATACATTGAAGATATGAGGGTTGACCCATGCCCGAAAGATTCCAGATCGGAGACTACTGGCTCTCAAAGAGGAAAGGCCGCAAGTTCTGGCACAGAACGTGGTTCGACCAGAAAACTAGACAGACGCGCAGGGAGTCACTTGGTACAGAATCTTACGAAACCGCCAAGAAAGCCCTTGCGGAGTGGTACGCCAAGCACGGCGAGTTAAGGAAGGAAGCCCCGGAGTCGGTGCTTCTGGATGAACTGCTGGCACGGTACTACGAAGGCCACGCGATACAGACCGCGAGTGCCGAGCAAGCCTATTACGCGATTCAAAGGCTCTCCGCGATGCTTGAGGGCATCACCGTGGCAGAGTTCGACCACGCAGAACAAACCCGCTTCATCACCGAGTGCCGCGATGAGGGGCTGTCAGACGGGTATATCAGCCGCACGCTCACCGTGGCGAGAGCCGCGATAAACAGGGCATACAAGCGTGGAGAATTGGCCTCTGCCCCATTTGTGATGTCAGCAGGGGAAAGCCCCGCGAGGGACAGGGTGCTGTCTGCGGAGGAAATGGTCGCATTTCTGAGCGCGATTGATCGCCCTGTTATCGCCCATTTCTGCCTGTGGAGCCTCAATACCACAGCAAGGCCGAGCGCCATTCTGGAGCTAAAGCATTTTCAGGTGGACAGTCGGGCGGGATTCGTTGCCCTCAACCCCCCAGGGAGGAAGCAAACCAAGAAGCACCGCCCCACCGTTCCCCTCACGGACTCCATGCGGGCGCTATACAGCCGTTTTAACGGCTCCGAATACGTCATAGGCAAGCGCCTACAATCCGTCAAAACGCCCTTTAGGACGCTCTCACGGCGCTCTGGCGTGGACAGGGTGACACCCTACACGTTACGGCATACGATGGGGGCAGAATTACGGGCGAGAGGGGTTCCCGCATGGGAAGCTGCGGGCATCATGGGTCACAAGATCGGGGGAACTACAGAGATCTATGCCAAATACGCCCCGGACTATCTCAGCCACGCACGACAGGCGATTGATGCCTATATGGGTGAAATCCTGCCGCACGTTGCATGGGTCGAGGGGTGGCACGCAGATGGCACGCACGGCGCGGTAAGTCTTTGAACTGTATGAGCCGTTATTGCCCCTCAAATAACGTAAATACCTGTTATTATTGGGATTCACCGACCTTGACATGGTAGGGGTCGGCAGTTCAATCCTGCCCGCGCCTACCAATCTTATCAATAGTTTAGACGGCAATCAGCAAAACCTGCGCACCCTACTGGCACGCAAGTGGCACGCAGAGTGGTATTCTGCAAAGAATCGACTGCTGTACGCCTATCCACTACTGGATGCCCGTACAGGCATCAATCAGTACAGAACGGTTATTCCGCTTGCGGTCGTCCCTGTGGCGTAAATCCGTTTCACGTTGGCGGGGAATACGCCGCCCGCCGACACATAGACAGGGACGTTGGATGAGCCATTTTCCCAATCGGCGTAAACCAGACCGGAGGACTCCACGTTAATACCTCGCGTGACCGAGAAGGTTGCCGAATCGCTAGGGGTGATACGAACCGCGCCAGATGCGGGCCTGTTGCTGCTTGTTGATGCCATGTTAGATACCTATTCCAAATGAACCATTGCCGCTGCCGCTCTCCGGCTTTGCCGCAGCAGATCGGTAGTTAGCCACCAGCGCGTCAATGTCGGCCTGGGGAAGTTGCATAATCCTGTCGCCCGTCACCCGACTGTCAGCAAGCCAGCCCGTTAGGTTGGTCGGCGTACCGTTCACGCGGAAGTAGTTAGCGGTTGCGGAAGCCGAGTCAGGGATGATGTAAAGGTTGTTGTCAAAATTACAGACGTTGCCAGTATCCACCGCCGCCAAGAAACCCCCAATATCGGAAACGTCCTGCACAATCACCGTATTATTCTGGATGGTCGCCGCAGTCGTGTTGCCCGTCTGGTTGGTTACATGGAGGATGCCAAGAACGCGCTGCAAGACACCAGACGACACAACGCAGACGTTATTCTCTACAGTCGCGCCAGCAACGCCCTTGATGTAAATGCTCGACCCGTAGTTGTCAAAAAGCAGGTTGCCCGTACATTCGCAACTGGTCGTTTCGTTGAGCAAGATGCCAACATATGAATCACGGCTAACATTGCCAGAGCAAACGCCCGTAGTCTGGGTGCGCATGGCAATGTTATGCGGAGTGCTGGAAAGGTAATAGCTGCCCGTCACATGGTTTCCGACAACTGCGCCGCCGCTAATGTATGAGTTAGTGGCTGGCGAATCACCGTACCCGATGCCATAACCCGCCGGGGAATCGAAGTGAATCACGTTATCGGCAACCGTTGCGCCCGTTGTCGTGTAGGTGCTTTTGCCGAGTATCTGGATGCCGAAGGCTTCATTAGCTGTATGCGTGTGCGTGAACTTGAAATTACAGTTACGCACCACAGGGGAATCCGTGCCATACATAAAGATGACAGGACAACCTCCGGGGGTCGCGGAGAAGTCCACATTGCCGAAAACGCCATCAACAAAACCGGATACGCGGAAAGTGGCTGTATTTGCCCTCTCCACGCGAACGCATGACGCGGAGCTTGTTAGCAGGGTCGTGCCGTTTACATCCAGTTTACGGACGTTGACAACCTGATCGCCCGAAGTGCCGGGGCCGGTTGAAGTTGTTGAAACGCCGCCCTGGGTGTCTCCGTCAATCTTGCAGTTAATATACTCCTGCACACCAGCAGGACGGTCATTGTTGAAGTGCATTGAAGTCGCACCCCTCGCGGTGACGTTAATCCACTGCATGACCTCAGAAGCCGTTGCGCTGCCCGTAGTATTAAAACAATAGGTACAAAGCCCCTCACCGTCCACCGTCATATCCCGCCAAGTCGGCTCATCCGTTGTTGTGGTAGATGCAGACAGGTAAACAATGCGAACTGAGTGGGCGGGGTCTTTCCTGAGAACGGTAGAACGAGACTCGCCCTTAACCGTCACATCCTTCGTTGTGTTGATGTAGTTGCCCGAAGGGATGTCATACTCAGAACCGAGAATAACAATCGTGTCGCCATCACTCGCCGCCGCTTCCGCAGCGCCGTATGTAAGGTATGGCGTAGCCGGGTCAGTCCCGTCGAGCGTGGCATCATCACCTAGCGGGGCTTCTGCAATGTAATATGTCGGCATTAGGCCGCATCCTCAACAATGTAATCTCTGTCCTGGCACATCAGGCGAATCTGCCCCTGTGCCACCTCTAGCGCGTGTTTCAGCGCCACGTTCTCTGCACTCACTTCCTCAAGGGTTAAGTGCAGTTCGTGAATCTGTTTTTTCTGGCTATCAACCAGTTCCGTTAGACCTTGTTTCTCGTAGTCCATAACCGCCCCTCCAATCTGAGTTCAGGGCTAAAAGATAGGCTTGCATCTCGTAGTAAGATCGCTCGCCGGTTTCATTCAGGGCTTCCATACCCGTGAATTGATTGCAGCGCGGGCCGTTCTTCTCTTTGGGAAGGCCGCACTGAAGGCAAAGGCGGTAGAATTTCAAGCCTTGACCTCTTTAACCGCGTCAATCTGCCCGCCGCGAATCTCCGCAATCAGGTAGCCGGTCGGCATCGGCTCATACATGGCAACGCGGGCATATTCCGCATACCGCATGAAGGAGCCGGTTCTACAAAACCAAACCTGTGACCAGTGTTCGTCACCGTTCTCGTCGTACTCCATCCCGCCCTTCTGAGTCCCGTAAAGGTCATGCGTGTGGCCTAAGTGGTACAGGTCGCAGTTGGGGTAGACGTTGCGGAGTTTGTGAAGCTCTAAGAGGGTGTTCTTGGCCCCCGACTTGCCATGCCCGCCGCAAATCTTGATAACGCCCTCTGGCGTCTTGTACTGAACCACAGTCGGCACAGTTGAATAGTTGACACCCAACATCCCCGTCAGGATTAAGTCAGGGTCAATCCCGACCCTCGGCAGTATCCTTTTGCCGCCGTGATTGCCGGAGTAAATCAGGTCAATCTTGTCCTTCACCGGCTGGAGCGCATTGCCCGTCCTGACAATCTGATGGTCAATGTCAGAGTCGGACGTTCGCCCGCCATCGTGATAACCAGGGGGAGTTACCTCCATCTGGTCGCCACCGATAATCATTCGGGCTGTCGGGTCTGCCTCAACCCGCGCAATCATCTTGCGAAGCCCTGCGTAATCGCAGACCTCTGCCCCGCAGTGCCAATCTGAAGTCAGGTAGAGGTCAAAGTCCGAAGGCGCGTCAACTACTAATCCCTCAGAGATTGGTAGTTGGGTAGTACCTCGGTTTCTGTATTCCTCGTAATTCCTCCCCGCCGTGGTTTCACCTGTCGCCGCATCAAATAGACGCCGGTAGGTGGTGCGGGGGATGCCTAACAGTTCAGCAGCGGCGGTTTTGTTCTGCCCTGCCTGATGAAAGGCGCTTATGACTTCTTCATGTGTTGCCATATCTACGGGACTTCTCCGCATGATGAAAGGCTTGGCCGACACGCTCCACAAAGGACTCATCGGCAGACAGGTCTGAGTGACCCGTCAGGTCGAGGATGGCGTGGGTTACTTCATGGTAGAAGGTGGCGAATATCACATCGTTGGGAACACCCTTCCCTAGTGACTGCACCCGAATCGTGTTTGTCCGGTTGCACCAATCGCCAAACCTGTCGCCAATGTTGGCGAGGTTATCCACTTGCTCGACTGTAATCTTGTTCCCCAAAATCTCTATTGATGTGGGGAGTTTTCTCATCCTAAAAACTTCCAGATAAGGCCGCAGTTAGCGACACCGTATGCGCCAAACGTCAGACAGCCCGCGTAGTCACCCTCGCGGAGCATCAAAACGCCAGAAATCAGATAGCAGATGGTCGGTATGACCAGCAGCCAGAACGTCACTTCTTCCAGTTCGCCGCGATGTTCTTAGCGAAGTAGAAGCCAACCACAAGGTAAAAGACCGGATTAACCACCGACTCCATGAAGGCCAAAACAGCCTCCGCTATAGGGGCAAGGCCGACCAGCGTTAAAAGCAGGAGCGTGATGGCAGATACAACCCACACCGCCGTGATCGCAATGGCGATGATTCGACGCGAAAGGTTCTGAGGCTGTGTGGCTTCCAGGTATCTCAGGAACCACTCAGACTGCTCCTCTTTGGTAAACCACGCAGCATCCGCGCCCTTAATCACCGCATCAGCCACCTTCGTAGCTTGGGCGGGCGTGTTAAATATCGCCTTGAGCGCCTTAATCATTGCCCGCTCTCATTTTTATCGACCGTACTTCGTCAATGACTTGCTGACTCAGGCGCTCAATGCCTTCCTGCCGCCCTTTGACAACACCGAAATCTTCCTTCAATGCAGCGAAGTTTTTATTCGCTTCAGCCAGCCCTTCCTCGCATTTTTTGTGCTGTGCTTTTGTGTCCTTGTACTGTCCTTTAACATCCCGCCACAGGTAGACGATAGCCGCGCAAAGCCCGCCAAAAGCGGGAATGATTAACTCAGCGTAAATAAAGGTAGCGGGCAGCATTAGAACACCATCAAGATTGTGAGACAGATAGCGGCACTCGCTGTCGCCTTAGCGATCAGCTTGAGCAACTCCCACTTCTCTTTTTTGCTAATCATGATGGGATACAAGTGGAAAGAACCAGCCACAATGCCCGCCGTTTGTCGGAAAGGCACGTTACTCAGGACTCCGTTCTTGAACCAAAGTGGCGCACTGCTTGAACCAATCATCTCATGGAACCACGCAAGCCCCCAGTAGACGTTATCCACAACAGCGCCCGTAAAGCCGATGGTGATGCCGATAATCAGCATCTCTGTCTCGCTCATCTTATCAACGGGCTTTCGCAGGGAAGCGAGAGCGCGAGGCGAGTAGTACCAGACCACCAGTACGCCCAATATTACTGTCGGCACGGTAAGCACGAGGCTTACAAACTCAGCCGATGTGTAAAACATATCAATCATTTTATGTAGCCCAAACTGTCTGCAATGCGTCAATCATGACAATCCTCAGCGAGAACCCCATCACGCATTGCCTTAGCCAATCTGATAGCCCTGACGCCAACCTGCTTTGCCCACAGGCTGTCAAGCATTTCATCGGCTGCTGTTACGTAGTCTGCAACGGCCAGGGCTTGCCACATCCGCTTAAACTTATTAAGCCTGGGGATGCCTAAGTTGTAGGCCATCTCCGTTAGTACATCCTTACGGGTCTGGGTCAGTTCATCCCAACACTGACGCTGGCGTAATGCGAAAGCGCAATTAACCAGATCGCGTTTAAGAAAAAACTCCGCGAAGTGTTCAGGGAAGTCGGACAACTCCTGAAGGTTTGTCCCGTAGCCAATTGTCCAGACGCCCGCGCTGCACTGGTAAGCCTTATTCCGATAGCCTTCGTGACGCTTCACGCTGGCTATCAGTTCGTTGCTAATCACTGATCGCGCAGTTCCCTGGACATTTCCTTATGCCCACCTCATAAACACGACGCGGTTGCCGGTGGCGCAGTCGCCCGTCAGCGTTCCCGTGAGCGCGACTGTATAGGGGCCAGAGCCTGAAGGAGAGCCATTTACCACGTCCCAATCAGTCACTTCCAGATCGTCGTTCAAAATTCCTACCACGTCTCCGCTGTTCACGGTAGAAGCGTCATCAACCGAGATAGAGGACGCACCGGCGCTGGCGGCAGAGTCAAGCGTGGTGTCTACGGAATTAGTGACAGTCCAGCGGTTTGTGCCATCAACGTCATCCACCGTGAAACCCAAAGGCGCGAAACCCTCTGTCGGCACACCACTAACAGCGTATGGCCCGTCATTTAGCAGCGGGATGTTTGACCGAAGCGTTAACCGGTTGTCGTAGGGTTGGCGTCGAACATAGAGCGATATTGAACCCGCATTAAGGGTGTCTGAGGGCGAGGTCGCGTAAACCTGCAACCGGCACCAAGCAAGATCATCTTCATCCGCCACGACAAAGGACGCAGACTCGACTCCGGTGCTGGAGAAAATAACATTGCCGCTCACCGTATTGACCGAGCCATTTACTGATATGTAGTTCTCTCCGGGTGCGGGAAGGCCAGTTGCCGACCTAACGGGCGATGCTACAGCGCCGGTCGAATCCCACAATTCCGCTCTCAGTCGGTATTGGGGCGTGTTTGAATCAACGGCATCTGTTATAAAGCCGATTACATCGCCCTTGCGGATTCTGAACTTCTTGGTTGAAAGAACGCGGCCAGCGGGAGCACTTGACTGAACAACGGCAAGTGAAGGCTGACGATTCTCATAAACGCCAACAGTGGTGTCAAAAACCAAGTCATCATGCGCCGCATGACCGACCACACTATGCTCTCGCAGAATAGAGTCCTGCTTAACAACGACATTACCAACGCCGTTGTCGGTTATATTGTCATTGTTAATGTTGCCATAGATGGCCTCTGTTGCGTAATCAGAAAACGATGATGTCCAAGTCTGGAATATCTTGTTAAAGCGGGCGCTGCTATCAAAAGTTATCTCTACGGGAGTCTGACCCGAACCACTATTGTACTCAAACCGTAGGTCATACCAGACATTGCTCGACCCGATGTTAAAGTCTATGGACGCGGGAGTGTTGTTCGTTGTGTCCCATTCAAGGTTTCCCCCATAAAAGCGGTTGTGGTTGTGGCCGTAAGTCCCGCCGCAGATGAAATGGCAAAGCCTGTTGATGAAAAACTGGTTTTCGTTAATCCACTGACCCTCCGGAAGGCCAACAGGGCTTGGATTAGTGCCAAATTCAAGCGTATTGAGATTGTTCAGATGGTAAGTCGAGTAAGCCGAGACTCCCGACGCATAAGGAGTTGTTACGTCAACGTCGCCGTAAATCTGGAACCATCCGGTTTTATAAACATGAATATGCTGGCCGTATGCACCCATCACACGAACGGTCGGCGTGGATGCTGAGTCCGTGCCAACAGATCGCTCAACCTTGCCGAACTTCTGGCGCGGATTCGTTGCGGCGTTACGGTTGCCACCGATAATCAGGCCGATGCCTGAGTGAGTAATGTTTAATTCCGCATTTTCTAAATCAATCTCCGCGCCGCGCATATTCACAACAGAAGCCAATGCAAACCGTCCGACGCCCGTTACCCTAGACCCGTTTGTTTCCCTACTCTGTAAAACAGCGGCACTAAAAGCATCAGCAGAATTCGTGCTGTTATCGTCGATAGCACCATAGCGCCGTATATCGCCTGGGCGATACTCAGGGTTCGTAATGTCGCCTGCATTATTGTCGGCAGCGTATTCATCAATACCAGCGGCAGCTTCAGCATCCGTTCTCGGCCATATGACGCTACCGAGATTCGCCTGAGTTAAGGCGCTCGACAAGTCAGCCCACTCCAAGACCTCCTCTTGATACCTGTCATCGCTATAGACAGGCGTACCCGCACCGTCAGCTTGGGGGTACAGGACAACCTTCACACCCGCCCTCAAGTCGGAAGGGTCGAAAAATACGGGGCCAAAACGACCTTGAGAATCCGCGTTTAACGGGTTCGCATTAGCCGTATTCCGGTCATAGTCGGAATAAGTGGTGATCGGTGTACTTGTGCCCGTCTGGTAGAAGCCGAGCGAACCTACAATAGGGTCGCCGTTAGCGTCTACGTGCTGAAGCCGGGAGAGGTGGAGTTTGGTTTGCATAAATTACTGTTTTCCAACAAAAAACCCGCTCAGGGCGGGTTTGTGGGATACTTATGTATATGTGGAGCCTTACGAAAAGAGCCGCGCTGATTTACTACCGAGTAAACCTTGTGGCGATATATGCCGCTCTCACGGTTGCTGCGTTTATGCTGCACCCGCTGTTAGCTGCGCCAACTGCCCTACTGCTTACCTTTGCTGCTGTTCTCGTTTGGACGCCTGAGATTCGGTAGCGCCCAATCCGAGACCTCTAGCCACTCGCCGCAACTCAATACTCAGGGAGCGCATATTCTTAGGAGTCGCCCGCTTCAAAAGCTTTGAGGCAATTTCCGGCTGAAGCATGGCCTCTTTAAGAATCTCGCCAACCTTCGCATCAGGGTATTTGTACATCCAGTTAATAGGGCGCAATAGCGTTTGCACAATAGGATGAACGTCTGTAGCAGTTCTCCCAACCATCGCATTAAGCAACGTAGCAGAGGATATATTCTGGAAGGTATCCGAGCCTGGAGTTCTCAACAGACTGCTATTGATAGCGGAAGCCAAATCCAGATCAGTTGCAACCGCTTCTAACGTGGCCCTTTGCTCAGGGGTTAGCTTTTCAAGGTCGCCATCCACAGCCGCCTTTTCCAAGCGATTGCGGAACTTCGCTTGAGAGAGGAAATCTCTACCAGTAGTCGGGTCAGGAGCCGCCAGCCTTGAGCGGCGACGAATCTCCTGCATAACCTCCATCTGATTAATCGGCCTCGATAGCGAACGGTAACGCTCTAGGTAAGCCTTAAACCCCGGCGCAACCGCATCAATGGCGTTATCAAGCTGCTCACGCACTTCAATCAACTGCGAACGGGCAAGCCGAAAATTAGCCTTCTCCCCCTTGACCTTGCCCGACATCATATCGCCAATGTTCTGACGGATTGAGTAGAGCGTTTCGGGGTCAGTCTCGCCCTCAATGTCATTCCTTACTTGGCGAAGCGCCTCACCAACTGCTGTGCGCTTGCCCTTCGGCCCCGCAAGAATCTCATCAATTTTACTAATGACAGGTGAGACATCCGCATCACTGGAGTTTGCAAAAGACGCATCGCGCATAGGGGATGTCTCTGCATCCCGCGCCTGTTTCGCGGCCTTTACGTCTGCCTTATTGCCAGAGACAGAATCAAGCGCCTCTTGACGAGCCAAGTTCTGCTCTGAAAGTCGCTCACCAAACTCTGTACGGTTCTGCTGTGCAACGCCCTTCTGTAAAGACAAAAGCCCTACATCGCCGGATGCGGGGCCGGTTGTCTGAACCGAGCCGGGGACTATCTCTGTTGCCGCATCCAAAGCCTCCGCAGCCGCTACAGAATCAGACGCCTGATCGCGCAACACCTCTCCGGCAATACGCTCCTGCCCGCTGCGAGTAAAGGGGGCAGCGGCAGCCCTGACGCCCCTAGAAGAGCCCCGCATAGAGCCGAGCGTACCAATAGTAGCGCCGCCGCCAAAAAAGCCACCGCCCATGCCAGCAGCCGTCTGCGCTAACGGAGATGCGCCTTGCTGTCTAGCAATGTCAGCCGCAGCGCCGCCCGTAGCAGCGCCTATAGCCTGTGCTTCGGGGGCTTGTGCTAGAAGGCTGGCAACGCCGCTAGTTACGTCATCAACGCCCTTAACAGATTGCGCCCATCCAAGCGGAACGGCAGCGCCGGATACAGCCCTTGAAGCCGCAGCAACACCCTCCTCCAAACCGCCGTTAGGCTCTGGCAATCCGGCATCAGTCAAGACCTCCGAAACCGCCTCAGACGCGGGCATAAGCCGGTACTCACTACCGGACGCCTCAAGCCCTTGATTGATTAGCGCGTTAAGAGGGTCAGCGAACAGAGTGCCAGCAGATAACGCGCCCTCAGTCACATGGCGAACCGTCAGGCCAAGCTGCCTCCCCAACTGCTCCAACATCGGCAAATCAGCGATACGAGCCGATTCGTCAAACTTCTCAAGCAATTCCCTCGCGGTCTGATCGCGGGCGGGAGCCTCCTGCTTTTCGTCAAATTCGCTTAGTAACTCTCTAGCTGTTTTCATTGATTCGCCAGAAGGTGAGCCTCAAGCCGCCCCTGTTCAGCCGGAGACAATTCATCAACGCCAGGGATACCCTCTAAAACACTAGGCTCATAGTCGAAGGTGGGAACCACAACCGGACGGTAAAGCCCCCTCAGAGATGCGAAATCATCGGGAATAGCTGAGATAGTTTCATTGTAAACCTCAAACTTCCTTGCTTGTGCGCGGGCATTGAGGTCAATAATGCGTAGCATTGCTTTAGGGGTGAGCGAAACCTCACCACCGGCCATAATCTTTGCAAACTCCAAGTCTCGGTCAGATAGCCCTGTGCCGGAACCGAACAGTTTGATAACATCGCCAACCAGTTTAGCCGTAGCCGCGATATATTCCTGAGTCCGTGCCGCGCTGCCATCGCCAAAGCCTAGCGTTTCAAGACCACGAGCAAAAGAGAGGCGCATATCGGCAGCCGTGCCAGAGATTACGCCCTGCCTAACAAGGTCTTTTGCGCGACCAAGAAACAGCATCGTTCCTTCAGCATCTCGAACACCCTGCCTCTGCTCATTAAGTTGGGTAACGGCTTCTTTTGCGAATACCTCTAACCCCTTCTCATTAGCGCCGCTCACGCTCACAGGGACTTTTACAGTCATGCCGCCGCCGCCAATCTGCTTCCACTGGCCTGTCTTGGTGTTCCGCTGGTAGAACTTGTTAGGGTCGCCACCTTGAAGCTGCCCGCCAGAAACCGGCTCAGACCACTCCGGCCCCTCCTGAAACAGCTGCTCCATAGCCAACTCAGGGTTACGCTGCATGATCGTGTTACGCGCCGCTTGATTGGCTGCCTCACGCTCTGCAACCTGATTTTGGATGGCTTGCGCGTACTGGTTAAAGCCTTCCTGCGTAACAGCCCCGCCAATGCCCTCATCAACGGGCAAGCCGTACTGCTGATGCACTTGCGCCTGATAGTCAGGCTCCGGCTGAGTCAGTGTGCCAATGGCCTCCATCGTGGCCTGACGGTCAGCCATCTGGTTACGAGCGGCTTCCATCTGCAAGCCACGTAGATCGGCCTGCTGCTCTCTCGCCGCAAGAATGGAATCCAACTCCTGCCGACGGTCACGAGCGTCGAGGAAACTAGCCCCCGGCCCCGGAGAGGAATTGGCTGAACGGAAAGCCGTGGCAATAATGCTGTTAAGTGCTGCGCCCATAATCTACCTAGTTAGTCGGAGGCATGAACTCATCGCCACGCCGATAAGTTCCGCCTGGAGGGGTGTAAGCGCCCGGACGTTGCGCAAACGCATCGCCCAAGACCCTCGACAAATCTGTGACGGCGTTCTGCCACGCGCCCGCCTGACCCAACTGACCCGCTGCAATCGCGTCACCCGCGCCCACAGTCAAGTTAGACTGTAAAGCAGAGTTATTGCCGATGATGTTGCCAAGCGTCCCGCCTAAAGCGGATGAGGTCTGACCCGTTCCCGCCATAGCGGATAAACGGTTCATGTAGTCGGAGTAAGCAGGGAAAGCGAGATTGTTGCCGACGAACTTACCCAAGTCGCCCGCAGTCACGCCGGACTTCCTCAAGCCCAATGCAGAGGCATTGTTTAAGATCGCGTCCGTACCTTCCTCTTTGGCAAACTGATAGCCTGGGGTATTGGCAATACGCGCCATCTGCTGATTCGGAGCAACATAGTTAGATGCAGGGGCTTGCAGTTCCGACATTGCGGTTGCAATGGCATCCATTAGCTGATCGCGCTCTGGCGTAACGGCACCGCCACGTTTACGACTCTTGCCGCCACCAAGTAGCCTGCCAACCGGCTTTAGGACTTTGCTAAGAAGGCCCATTACTTAGCCCCCTGCTTATAGCCCGGAGACATCAACTGAGCCGCCTTGCGATAATCCGTTGCGGGGGTTCTCAGCCCAAGCATCCCCGCCAATTCAGATCGCGCAATGTTCTGTGAATTGACAGCGGGCGCGTTTAGCAGGATGTTCTGAAGCATGGAAATCTTCGCCTGACGGTCTGCCAGTTGCGCGGCTTCCGTCTGCGACTTAGCCGATTTTTTTGCTGCGCTCTTAGCGCCTTTACTGGCTAAAAACCCGCCGCCTATAGCTCCAGCGGAGCCAATCAGGGCTGCTGTTACAAATGACATTACTCGTTCTCCAACGCATCCAAGTGCGTTTCCGAAATTAAATCCTGTTCTATTTCGTCGGGTTCTGTTTCATTGGTTGCATGAACAGTTACCCAAACCGAATCTTCTAAAATCCTAAAGGCGCGTTTCGTTCCCGCCTTCGTTTTGAACATACATGGCGCTTCCATTAACTCAGCGCCAGAGTTCTCGTCAATCACCAGAGCCTTCCCTTTTAGAATGAAAAGAAAGTGGCTTTTTTTGTGTATCTTGCCCGTAGCGACAAAGCCAGCAGGCATCGCTAACTCGCGCCCGTATAATCCCTCTGCAAAATGGTTTACGTGATCGGGAACTTCTACCCGGAGGTCTGACTGTAAAATCTCATCCTCAACATGGGCAGTAAGTTCTCGGATAAGCAACTTGTCCTCATTGCTGACAACCTGACTAGAAGGCTTGTGCAGCAGTGATGGAGCAACCTCAACACTAGGCAGCGTCATATCTATTCCGTTGGGATGTCATCTTCATAACCGTTCACGGTAAACGCCGTGTCGGCTTGGTCTGATTCAACCGTTACCACATCGCCAGCACTCAAGAGAATGGTGCCAACCTCGGGATACTGGTTAGAACTGTTAAGCAGCACTGAGGCGCTACAAGCAAGGCATTGTTTAGCTGCCGAAGCCTCGCCCGCCTTGCGTATCTTTACGTCAATCGCAGCCGCCGTGACTGTTGCCACGTAAATCCGCACACTAGCGCGCCTACCTGTCGGAACCGTGTAAACGTCCGACTCTGTGGCCGCTGAAGGGACTAGCTGCTCTAATACAACTGAATCAACTGCCATACCACTGCCTTAGAAAATTGGCCTTTTTAAGCATTGCCGTGTTTGATTCAGCCATGTCCTGAACCTGACCCAGAGCCAAAGTCGCGTCGGCTTGAGCGGCTTCAGCCGTTGTCTGAGCCGTTTCAGCCGACGCTTGAGCGGTAGCCGCGTCATCAACGCCCTGATTAACCTTGTCGGAGGTGCCGCCCGTCCTCTCTACAATGTCCTGCCAGTAGGATTGCCATGCAGGGTCAGTTAGAGGGGTTCCGGGTAGCGGTTCCCGTACCTCAATATCCGCCGACACCAATCAAGCCCTCCGCACCGAGAAAATTGCGCTTCACGTTGTCAGAGATCGACACCTCATACACGCGGTTTTTCGCACGACCGAGATTCTGATGAATCGACACCCGTTCCGAGTATTCGCCGGTATCACCCAATGAGCGCCTTAATTCGGGCTGCCAGTTAAAGCCATCGTCAGACCAGCGAACCATGACCTCTGCACCATCGGCTCCGCCTGTCTCAAAGTCGAGATAGATGCCTTTATGGAACAGCCACCTGTTACCTTCAGCGACAGGGGCAGACACCATCTTAAAGACCACCTGGGAACCAAACTCCGTATAAGTGTCCTTATCTAACTCACCCACCTTCGATGATTCAGTGTCGAGAATGTAGGTCTTACCATAGGCTCTAACCGCATCCGAACCGCGCCAATGGCCTACGCCAAAGGATTCGCGCTCATTCCATAAGCCCGTCACAAAGGAGTATTCCCAAGTCTTACCCTCAGTCGGGAAGGTCAGGACATACACACCCCTACCGGCATGGACATAGGTAAAGCCGTAAGCATCGTCTACGGTCGTGTAATTCTGGAACTCAGTCTCGACGCCCTCGGTTGAAATCTTAGCCAACTGGCCTGAAATCATACGGACAGTCAAATCATCCGCTAACCAAACCGCGATATTGTCGAGTTTTGCAGGGCTGTTCTTCGCCGCGCACCCAACGTCAAACACGCCGTTGGGGAAGCGCACAAAAGGAAATGCCCCGCCTCTAAGCCCCCAGACCTCCGTAGAAGTCTCGCCAAAGAAAATCACGTTAGTCGAGTCGGTTAAGACTGCAATCGTGTTATCCGGCTGTGCTTCAGCCGTGGCGAAGTCCAGGGCATCTATGTCATTCGGGTCATCAGGAGCCGACACATAGAAAACGCCCGTATTCGGCTTCACATAAATGTAGTAACCAGCCAGCCACGCGACATCAGAAGCGCCCTGAAAGTTAGAATCAGTGACCTTCGTAATGTTCACCCCGTCAAAGATGTGAACTTGGTTATGGGCACAGATAGCAACCGTTTCACCCACGGCAATACGGCACCTATCCGCACCCGGAACGGAGCCAACTAAGCTGTTCCCGCCCAGAGAATTGACGCGGTAAAGCTCATCCCCGGAAACCACGTATAGGAAGTTCTGATAATAAAAAGAACCCCTTAACGGACCAGAGCCAACCGTCACGAAGTCCTTAACGCCGGGAGTCCCATAGATCGGGGTCTGCGTCTTGGAGCCTTCTGGCGACTTCTCCATGTACCCGTTAACAAGCCTCTGCCGTGAGACAAGCCGTGACGAACTCAGGTACGAGTGAACGGCAAAGGGAATCCGCATCAGAAGTAACTGGTCGGTGCCGTGTAGTCCACGTAATCAGCGGCTAACAGCTTTCTTAGCTGCCTCTCAGCCAATGACGCAGAAGGCTCAAACAGACCGCCCTCCACCTTCAGTTTCGCCAAATCCTCTTGCGGGATAGCAAAGTCATCAGCCAACTGATACGCCACGATAGCGGTCAACGGAATGGCGAACTTGTCGGGGATGGCCTCAGTCACACCCCACTCAACAAGACCCTCAGAGAGCAGCATGGCGTGAACCTGGGGATACACGCTCTGCACCCGCGCAAGGTCGCCCGATAACGCCGCACCATTCGGCGGCACTACCTTCAGCTTACGCAGGACATTCTCGTAAAAATCGTTGAGGGTCATGTATAGAATCCTGAGAGGTCAGGGCGGGGAAGCCCCCGCCCATCCCTCAGTTAAGGTCTAGCCTTAAGCGTCAGCAGGCGAAGAAGTCCAGACGGTTACAACACCGTTGTCCTTCAGATCGTCCGTATCAGCGGAGCCTGAGCCAAAGGTCAGTTTCTCAATGCCGCGAATTTCTTCGATAGCAACGCCCTGCTTATCACCGTAGTCGAAGGTTTCCTGCTTCGACGTAGTGCGCTTGGCCCAACCCATGCCGACAGCCTGTGCACCGCAAAGGAACGCGGGAGCAATCGGGGCCGATGCAGCGCCAGAGTTCTCCACAAGACTGTTCATGTCGGAGATGTGGCGAACAATCACGCCATCCCAAAGGATTGACTCACCCGAAAAGATCGGGTTCTCCTTGCCGCGAACATTTGCATCAGTGTTCGAGGCTTTGAGGTCAACCTTAAGGTCGCGGTACTGCTGCGAGTTGACGAACATCACATACCACTCTTCGTCACCGTTCACCGTCACCGGACGGATTTTCGGGTCAGCAGAGAGGGCAATGCGCTTCGCCAACGAAACGATGTCACCACTCAGCGTCATACCAGCGGTAACTGCGGCAAGGTCGGTCGCATGAGTCGTGTAACCACCGTTACCAATCGCATCACCGAACAGAACGCGGTCAGCGTTGTCCACCAGCCAAGCATTACGCGCAGCAGCATTAGCCGACCCGTAAGCCGTGCCGTTGATGCTGTGGAGGGCGGCGATGATGTCATCGCGGGTCTGCTCCATAATCCACGTTTTCAGCGTGGCGCGGGCTGCGTTACGGAGAGAGATAGCGGAACGCTGTTCCTCCATTTCAGCAACCAGAACACCGTTACGAATCTTGTCAACGGTCAACTGGTGAGAGCGCGAGGCCAAATCTTCCTCTGAACCTTCCAGAGAAGTCGTGCCAGTAACGCCAGCACCCGTCAGGCGGTTGACAAGCGCATAAGTCAGGCTGTCGCCCTTCTTCTTCGTCAGGTCTTGCTTAACCTGGATGATGGAGTTTTCGTTGGTGCCAAAATACTTGGCAAAGCGGTTAGCCTGGACGTATTCAGTAAAGAACTTATCGTCCCACTGCTGAACAGTAAGGCCGGTTGCGGCTGTGGTAGCCATAATGAATTACCTCAAAAATTATTGAACATGGATTCAAGGGGCGTCTGAGTCGGCTCTTTGTCCGTCCTCTGAGTCGCCCCCGTTACGGTTGAGAGCGATTCGGGAACGTCTGCCGCACGACTCGCCGGGGTAGGGTTCTTTTGCAGGTATTCAGCGACCGCAGCCTCACGCTGTTGCTGGACAAAGGCGTCAAAGTCGCCACCAGCCGCGTTAATCTGCGCTAACCGTTTACCCAATCTATAGGCGTATTCCGCAGGGTTGGAAGCCTGTGCAGCTTCCATCTGCAATGCCGAATTGTGCTGTGCTGCTTGGGCAAAGAACTGAATCGCCTCGTCATAGTCGGGATGACTTTCCTTAGCGATGCGCTCAAAGTCTTGCAGCCGTTGTAGGCTGTTCTGGTACTGAATCTCTTGAAGGCGCTGCTCGTACTTCGCCTCCAGGTTGTTTGCCCACTTTTCCGGGTCGTCGAGGAAGTCAACAGGCTCCTCCACTTTTTCCGGTTCAGTGGGCTGATTCAGTTGCGTGAAACGGCCATTAAGTTCGTCAATCTGACGTTGCAACTCTTGGCGCTTGCTACGCTCATCCAGTAAAGCCGTTTGGGGCACAAACCCTTCCGGCGGCCTCTCTGGTTCTGATGCTGGCGGCTCATCAGGGGTTTCGGCTTCCGCTTCAACCTGTTTTTCGCCCTCAGACTCTTGTGGTGCATCCTCAGTTTCGGCAACAGCCTCTACTTCGGGGGTTTCAGCAACAGACTCCGAAGGAACCTCACCACTCAAAATCTCATCCAAAGATGCTTCTTCGTTCACTTTTCACTCCTTCTCGTATCGTGAGAAAAACGAATCAACCGTTTCGTCGTTGGCACGTTCAAACGCCCGTAAAAGCCCCGGCGGCGGGCACAAAAAAACCCGCAGAAGCGGGTTCAGGTAAATTGGTGGACTTGGTGGGACTCGCACCCACATCCGCGACTAGCGCCGCGTCGAATCTAATCAAGCCCTAGAAATGGACTTCCAGGCAGTAGTTCAGGAAGTAGATAAACACCGCCCACTTGTGAGTGCGGCGACCCCAGTTATCGTCGTAGATCGAAACAGTCGGAAACAGGAAAAACTCCGTTTCAGACTTCTCGACCGCTGTTCTCATATCGCTTCAGACACTTCCACAAGACCGGCAGAAAACAAGCGCCGATGCACTCGCGGCCCGACTACCACGGAGCCGCCATCCTTGAGCCGCACCAGATAGAGCCGTCCGTGGCCTTTTAGGTATACCCGGTGAACGTGAATAGCCGCATAAACAACTGCGCCCGTCACAATCGCGGAGAAAAACAGACTAAGCATCCTGGGCTAATCCATACAGGCCAGCCTTGCCAGCCATGTTCTCAATCTCGGTCTGCTCGGCTTCCGCGTTGTATTTACGCGCCTGCGCCATGTCCTTCTCAATCTCCGCCATCCGTTCCTGCATCGCAGTCATTTGCTCCTGCTGCATCATGGCAGCGGCTTCGGGGTTATCACCACCCGTAAGTTTCTCAACGAGCGCCGACTTGTTCCGCAAGGAACTGGCTTCCAAGTAAACTTCTGGCGGGAACACCACACCGGCCTGCGCAAGGGAAACAAGGTTCTGGAACTGCTCAGCTTGCAGGTTAATCACATCCGGCGATTCGTCGATGATGATGTCCACATCCAACTCGGTCACATCATTGCGCTTGCCGACGATTGCGTTGGGGTTGGGCAGGAAACGCGGGTCTACACCCATCATTTCAGCCTGTTCCGCAGCAGTCACAGGTGCATTAAGCTGCGCGAACTTCGCCCTGCCCTCATCGTCACGCACCCGCACCCACTTCTCATCCGTCCAGAACTGCTGGACGCGATGCCAGATTTTGCGGTAGATCGTGCGCTTCAGCGCCCGTATCTGGTCGAACTGCCGCCCAACCTCAATGAAGTCCAACTGCTGACCGACAATCTTGGAGCGACCAGAGGCGCTAGAAGCCGCATCAGCGGCACTCGGACTGACAGAGGACAACGAACCACGCGCATCAGCCAGTAATTGCGCCTGACCGGCTGCAAGGTCATTGTTCTTCTCAATGTCGAACCGCGTACCCGGAACAATCTCAATCACGCCGTCAGGACGGTTAGCCTCGCGCCGCGCAACCTTCACAGACTGCACCGCACCAGTCTCCATAATCACCTGATTGGTGTTCAGGATGTGCAACGCCTTAGAGCGGCGATGGTTAACCTCGTCCTGAAGGTCTTTGTAGCGCCGCACAATGCCGTAACGTGCGCCGTCACGGTCTACATAGGCCGACATCCAGCAATAGGGGTCATCCGTTTCGCCCTCTGCGTTGTACGCCGACAGGCTCGGCTTCTCAATCCATTGGCCTTTAACGAACTTGCAGGAATACCACTCGCCGCCCTTGATGTAATACTGCTCAACAATACGCACACGCTTACGCTGAGTGTCGTACCAGCGAGTACGGGGCTTGTCATCCGATGTCTCAAAGGCTGACCGAGACTGATCGCTCGCAATGCCGGAAAAATCCACATCCGGCCAGCGGCTCTGCGCGTCCTCAACATCCAGCCAAACAAACGTGCCGCGATAACGTGCGTCAGAAAAGTCCTTTTTGACCGAATGAGGGTCAAAGTAAGTCCTGTCCCACGGATTCAGAATTACCCGTATTTCTACGTCATCACCCTTCGGCCTTGCGACAACCTCACAGCCACCATAGCCCTCAACGAACATATGCTCGGCAATGTCCGAGACAACCTGGTCAATGTCGTTATTCTCACCGACATAGCGGAGCGCGTCCGTAGCGGCCTCGGCAGCGTCATCGTCTTGCGGGGTTCTGGGGTACGCCTTCGGGTCTGAGCGTGACTGCACCTCCATGCCGATAAGAGTCTCAATCTTATCCTTCAGCATATTGTCAGTGACGCACGGCTGGCGGCGCGCTTTCAGTTCGTTGCGCTCTTCCGCAGTCCACTGCACACCGTCGAAATAGTCGCGGGCAGTCTCAGCCTCGTCGCGATAGTCAACAGTCGCCTGTTCAGCGGCCTCAAAGTTCTGACATACCCATGTCAGCAAGTCTGTATTGTCTTTTTCAGCCACTAAAAACCCTGATTAAACCCGCCAGCTTTCGCCGTCATCATCGTCAAAGGCATCGTCCCACCTGTCCCGGCTCGTAACGGGCTGCTGTGGGAGATTTACCAGCGGATGCGCTTCATTCACGGCCCTCGCCATCAACGCGCACATATCCACATCGTCGTCGTGCTTGCCGTTAGGAAACGCCACCAGCGCCTCCAGAACAGCATCACCAAAAGCGCCCCGCGCAATACCCACCTGACCCAACTCGGACAAGTCCTGCAAGGCTCTCGCGTTGGCGATCTTGTCGCCAATGTGCGGCATCCACTCCACGCGCCCAAAGGCCCGCTTTTCACGCCGCTTACGGGTTAATACGCCCTCAATCGCACGACGTATAACCCCAACCTCGGCAAACTCCACCATCGGCTTGTGCCGCAGCACTAAGGCAAAGTAGTTGTTAATCCAGCCACCACCCTCGCCGTCAAACTGCCGCTGACCCCTCCAGCCGTCAAAGCACAGCCACAGGCGCATCATGCCGTCAGCGTCCTGTGCGACCTTGTGAGCGCCTATCGAGGTGTAGTCCGGGTCGTTGTCGTCATCCGGCTCGGTGACCGCAAAATCGCCGGTCTGGTAAACGCGGCCCTCGGCCTCCTCGGGGTCAAACCGCCAGAAGTTCTCCCGCTTGAAGAACGTGCCTTCCTCGGGGGTCGGGTTCTGCAAGTAGAGGCTGTTCCATTGCCGCGAACCTGTATTCGCTCGGATACGCTCCAACGCCTTAGCGTCATAACGCTCCGGCCAGGGCGGGTTGTCCAGATCGGCAGGTATCTCGACAACCTCCCAACGGTCGCCGCCTTCCTCCTGCGCCTTCAGCAGCCGTCCAGCCAGGTCATCCTCGTGCATCCTGTGTTGAATCAGGATAATCGGCTGACCGGGCCTTATTCGGTTGTAGAGCGTTCCTCTGAACCAATCCCAGACCCTCTCGCGCTGTCTTTCTGACTGAGCA